GGTGCATTAGAAGAGACTGCTATAGGTAATGCTTCTTATTTCATCGACTATGCTATCGAACCCAATAGCTTGTTCAGAGACATCAACATCGACGAACAATGTGAACGTTTTGCCGGATTGGTCCTCAATGCCTACAACAATCCGTATCTGCATCAGCAGAAACAATATTACTGCAACATAATCAAGGATGTCTCCACGTGGGATACGGTTGCCCTGCAATGGAAACAGCATTTCTTCAAAGAATTGAATCATTACCTTCCTGCGGATGAATATCGTAAGGTATCATATATCAATGACAGGATCCATAAAGTATTCGGTCGTAGGTTCAGCAACAACGAAGAATGGAACACGTTTACGCAGAACACAGAACAGCACATCGCTGTCATCACACCGTTCTATAATGCTGAACAGTACATCCTGAGGTGTATCGATTCTGTTGCTACACAGAACTATACCAACTGGACGATGTATCTGATCAATGATGCCAGCACTGACGGCGCCAAGTTCGCAATCAATCATAAGCTAAAGACATTGCCGGAGAATATCAGATCCAGGATCACCGTCATTACTAATACTGAAAATAAAGGTGCTGTGTATAATCAGGTAAACACAATTAAAAATGTGTTTGGTCCGGACACTATCGTGATGCTACTCGATGGAGATGACGCATTAATTAACGATAATAATATATTTAATTTCTACAATAATCTCTATGCTGATGGTAAGACAGATTATTCATATGGGAGCTGCTGGTCAGAAGCGGATAGCATCCCGTTGATTGCTCAACCGTATCCCAGGGCGATCAGAGACGCCAAGGATTATCGTAATTATAAGTTCAATTGGGGAATGCCCTATCCGCATCTCAGGACATTCCGTAGAGAGCTATTGAACGATATTAATGATTCTGTATTTAAAGATGAGAACGGAGAATGGTTCAAAGCAGGCGGTGACAATGCCACATTCTATAATATCATCGAGCAGGCAGATCCTGATAAGATCAAAGTCGTGCAGGATATCGTCATGCTGTATAATGACAAGAACCCCCTGAACGATTATAAGGTCCATGGCGATCTCCAAAACAAAAATGCCAGTAAAATTGCTGGCGATGCAAAGATCCAAATAAACAAGATAGAAGTAGATTCCACACTACGCCCCATGGATGTAGAGATAGTCCAAACAAAAGAAATGGTTGTAAACAACATCATGAAAAAAAAGATATTAATCGCGATTCCTACAGCAAAGAACATCGAAGCAAACACTTTTAAATCGATCTATGATCTCAAAATACCCGAAGGATATGAGACGACATATCAGCATTTCTACGGATATAATGTAGATCAGGTACGCAACCTGATTGCTGATTGGGTCGTCAAAGGATTCGACTATCTGTTTGCAGTCGACTATGACGTATCATTCCCATCAGATACGCTGGAGAGATTGCTGTCACATGACAAGGATGTGGTATCTGGGATCTACAGGCAGCGTAATCCTGACAGACAGATCCTGGAGATATTTGAAGAGAATGATAGGGATGGATATTCTCATATAGAATGGGAAAAGATCCGGGATCGGGGACTGGTTCAAATAGGTGCTTGCGGATTCGGCTGTGTGCTTGTCAAGAAACAAGTGATGGCAGATATCGGATATCCGCAGTTTGTCTACAAGTCAGCTGTCGATCACAACAACACGTTTTCTGAGGATCTGTATTTTGCCAAGAAGGCAAAGGAAAAAGGATTCAGGATATACGCAGATACCACGATACTGTGCGATCATACAGGATCTTATACGTTCCGAGTTCAGTAGACAGGGACTACTGGCGCATCTCTAGGAACAACAGGAAGCGTACCCAGCATATCAGTGGCTTCCTGCTTTAGGACTGATATGGGTTCTATCGTCTGATTGATTGATTTGACGATGATCGTGGTCTGGAGCGGCGCATATCTGCCAGTCGTCACCAGTATGTTATTGAATGTTGATACAGTTATCCGGGAGTCACGCATCAGCGAGTAACTCCTGGGTTCACTGTGACAAAACCTTCTACTATCCTGGATGTCACATTGCTAGAATACAGTTCCAGATCATAGACATATCTCGTTGATGATAGGTTTGCTGTGATCACAGAATTCATCGTTAGCGTGATCGATCCTGCAACTGCATTCACCGTGGTGCTTATCGTATTGAAAGTTGTAGACGTATATGTCTTTCTTATCTGAGAATTAGCAGTATATCCTGTGAGATCAAACGGATTCCCATCTGTATCGACGAGATACACATTATAAGCAAAGTTGGCGCCCTGATCTACAGTTATGTTTGTTTTAATTGCCATTTTTTAAACTATCTACTTCTGCCTTGAGTTCTTTTACTGCTTCGATCAGCAGTGCCACGATCCTGTCATACTTGACTGCTTTGTATCCGTCAGATCGTTCTGCAACAAGCTGTGGCAATACTTTCTCAAGATCTTGTGCTATGATGCCCACATCATTCTTACGAACAAACATGGCATCCAGTCCGCCTTGAGATTCGATGTATGAATCTTTCCAATCGAATGTGACGCCATTAAGCAATGCTAATTTTTCTAATGGGTTGGAGATGTTAACGACATTTTCCTTCAATCTCTCATCCGAGGAGAAAAATGCCGTGATGTTGCCACCCGCAGTAAGAGCGCCAGTCACAGCCACAGCACCGCTTGCAGAAAAAGAATTACATTTAAAATTAGCCAATGCTGCACCAGCACTCCAGCCTCCTACTGCAAAATAATTATCTGTATCAATGCCGAAGTATGAAGCATAGTTTCCTGGTCTATGGAATGTCATGAAGGCAGCATCATTGGTGCTGGCAGACCTTACTTCAATACCTCCCAACGATGTACTTGAAGTTCTTAATGTTCCGACATTTTGTAAGGCTGTAAAATCTCCTTGTCCATTGTAAGTAGATGCTCCGCTGACAGTGAGAGTGCTGCTGACAGTAGTTGCTCCAGTTACTGCTAAAGAGCCATCCACGGTAGCTGCTCCAGCTACTGCTAAAGTGCTACCTGCAGCAAGAGCACCAGATACAGTTGCAGCACCTGTTATTAAAGCACCCCCAGCAACATGTAGTTTTTGTGATGGCGCAGCTGTTCCGATACCGACATTACCAGCTGTCGATATACGCATAGCTTCAGTTGCACTCGTATAAAATGCCAACGGATTATATGCGTTGTTGTCATTATTAATACCAGTTAATGTTGCAACACCCGAAGCAGTCTGGACTCTCATCCCTGCGGTCGAAGAAGTCGATCCTGATAATTGTATCGCACCACCCACAACAGTTAGTTTATAGTTGGGTGCGCTTGTCCCTAGACCCACATTTCCAGCACTGTTTATATACAGCGTCGTAGTATCAGCACCTGCAACTTTCTGAGATATTAAAACATTAGTGCTTTCTGCTCCAGATGTAGGAGATGCTATTTCTGTAATGATTGAAGCATAGTTCGTGAGTGAACCAATGCTGTTATTGCCCTGCCAATAAATCCTAGCTAGATCATCGCCTGCGGCAGGAGAAGCGCTGCTCCTACGAAACACAATATCTCCAGAAGTAGCAGCACCAGAATCAGTAGATTCAATTATTATTCCATCCGCAGATGATGTTGTTATATGTAAAGGTGCAACAGGATTGGTATTTCCGATTCCGATGCTACCATTGATCAGTTCTATGTTTGCATTAGAAGTCAATCCGAATCTAAAATAGTTATTCTGTCCTAGGAAATGCGTATTTCCCGGAAATTCTGTAGCACTACCAGATATATTTAATGTTCCTGCGGTGATGGTATTTGCATTGATGTTTTTTATAGTCAATGTATCATATGTCATATTGGCGTTAGTAAACCCCGCACCCGGAGTCACAGGAGGAGTATCAGCTCTGAAAATCTGAAGTCCATCTCGAGTGAGATAGGTATTTGCTTGTGAATCACCCACTAATGCCGAATTGATTGCGTATATCTGATTGGTGTTTGCTCTCGATGTAGAAAGATAAGTATTACCCAATCTCAGACTATTTTTCAATATGATGTTATCTGTAGTAACATTTGCGCTTCTTATGCTCGAATTGCCAATCGATGCTACAGCATCAGTATAAAAAACTGTTCCGCTTAGGTATAAACCCGTATCTGTTATAATCGTATTAACAGTGGCTGAAGATCTGATCATGAATGTTGTTGCATTCATAAAAGCATTTGAAGTACCGGTACCTATTCTAAGAGATCCTGTGTTGGATATCAGGGAACTGCCAGAAATAAATGTTCCTGTGATGGCTGCATTGCCCACAGCGGTGTTTGAATTTGTAGTGACAGCTGTATTTGAGATTACTGTTATCAATTGGTTAGTTTTTGCCAACCATTGACCAAAAGAGTCTGTAGATTGTACTACGTTAGCAATTAATGCTGTCATCTGGTTTCCAATACCTTTATTAATAATTCTTTAATGCTAGTCAGATCGTTTTTTATCGAACTAACTTCTTGTTTTA